ACCCGACAACACGAAAATGCTTCGCGCTGCCACCCGCGTACTGCGGGTTGGTTGGGCTTTACGCCCACGCTCGGCCCGCACAATGTGCGTGGCGGCGCCCATCGCTTGTTGGGTGGCTGTGAAGCTGGCGCGCGGTTACGTTCTTTTTCCGCGCGTTAGTAGATGGCTGCTCTCCAAACTGATCGTGGTGTTTCGAGTGCAGCAAACTGCTCATTCCTTGCATGCCCGGAACTATTTCCGTGACACCGCTCTCCCTCAGATGCGCCATGCCCAAGCGCACACTCACGGAACGGCTGCAAGTGATAGATCCAGTGCTGGTTACTTTGCTGACTCCATCGCCGCCCAACTTGGACTGACCCCTTTTTATGTCCAGATGAGCAAGCGGGATGTCGAGTTAGGTCGTACAGGTGACCGCACTTACCATTGGGCAAAAGACCTCACTGCTGATCCGGTGCTTAATACGCCGGGCCCTTCAGATCTTTGTGTGATGATTGATGTCGATTACTACTTGCAGGAATGTGAATTCCCAAGTGTTCCGACTCTCATCTACACGTGGGCTCCGGAGCAAGTCTCCGGTTGCTGTGATGGTGTGGCGTGGACCTTCAACCAGGAAGGAGCGTTGGACGTCAGCGTTGGCGGAGGAGCTCGCTATACCCATCCCTTGTGGGATTGGGCAAGCGACACCCTCGCCGTGCGCGGATGGTTCCAGACGACGTTCTTTTCCGTGGAAATCCGCCGTACCTCGCAGAACCGTGCGTTAGTACTGTTGACCCCTCTGGCAGTGATCCCATGGTATGCCACACCCCTTGTGTGGATCCTATCTGCTAAACACCTCGAGAGGCTCAATCCGGTCGTGTCGACAAAAGCCGGCAACTTCCTCCGTCTCGCCATCATGGGCGATGAAGGACTGAAGGTGTCGACGTCCAGGCCAGGCTCCTATTTCTCCAGCACGGTCGACGCAGCACTCGATGACAAGATTGCCGCGTTGGCCAGGGTGTCCAAGCAGACTCTCACCGTGACGACTGTTGCGTCGCACCTTCCCCCAGAGCAGCGTGATGAAGCCGCAGCCTTGGCGGAGTACCATATGGCCGCTGAGACCCACTCGCGACCATTGATCATCAGTACTTCCGCAGGCGTGCGCGCATATACGTTCAAGACTAAGCTCAACGGGGATGAATTTCCTCTCATGCAAGCGTTCTGTAGCCCAGTGGTTCATGCTGGGTTTACTCCAGAGGACAGCTACGAGAGTGAGGTGAGAGGCGTTGAAGAACGGCTGATCAAGCCGCAACGCCAGGGTGAAGGCATACAGCTCAGCCCCAAGTTCCATGGCTATTTTGTGGAGTTTGCTGACCTTGTGATGGCGGACAGCCCTTATTGCGTTCCGGTAATGGAAGACGAGATCTTTGAACGTCAGGCCAGACCGACCCAGAGGGCCATACTATTCGCCGCGACCGTGCTCGGTGTGTTCCAGACGCATGGCTGGACGGCTTTCCTGAAGAAGGAAGCCTACCAGGCGTTCAAGAACCCCCGAATCATTGCGAACTCCCCCCCAGGCGACAAGCTAGACTACTCGCGCTGGGTCTACCCCTTGGATGCCGTGATCAAACGGCAACCCTGGTACGCGTTCGGCCGCAATCCACGTCAGGTGGCGCGGCGGGTAGCGCAAGTCTGCCAAAATTCGACGAGTCATGTAGTCGAGACGGACTTTAGCCAGTTTGAAGGTACGATCCAGGAACCAATGCGAATGGCCGAGCGGATCTTTATCGCCAGGGCATACGGACCCGTTGGTGCCGCCGAACCCCTTGAGGCGCATAGACGTGGGCTGCGGGTGAAAATCCGCGCCAAACACGGAATGCGCTACGGCGGCATGCTCAACAGGAACTCAGGCAGTCAGGAGACCGCATGTCTGAATTCCTATGACAATGGGTTGGCCAATTACATTGCATTCCGCGAGAGCGGCTGCAGTACCACGGAGGCCTTTGAGCGACTGGGTGTGTATGGGGGGGACGACGGGCTAACCGCGGATGTGGATCCGCATGTGTTGGAACGTGTCTGCTCCCAACTCGGTCTTGTGATCAAAGCCGCCACAAAGACGTGTGGCGCACGCGGGGTGTCCTTCTTATCCCGCGTATTCGGACCCAGCGTGTGGCTAGGCGATCCTGCCAGCCATTGCGACATTCGACGCATATTGTCCAAGCTCCACTTGAGCCCCCACTTGCCCCTGTCCCCGCAGGCCAAGTTTGGTGAGAAGATCTTTAGTCTCGCCATAACGGACCCCGACACTCCCGTCATCAGTGATCTGCTGGTGTGGTTCCGGAAGCAATTCCCAGAACTGATCGAGGAGGGTTCGGGGGCGTTGGGAGGCTATTGGACATCAACGGCAGATTTCCGTTTCAACTCTTGGCCCTCATCTCGAGAGGATTGGGTGTTGGACGACGTTCTGGTAGAGTTTCCTGCTCTGCCCGCGTGGCGTGAAGCATTAAAGGAGTGTCTGTTCCCTGACCTGCCTTTGCTCGAAATGCCAAGCGAGCCTCCTGCGTTGGATGTACCGGTGATCGAGATGGGATCGTTATCTCGTCCACCCACGCCGCCACCTAGGACCCCGCCGGTGGTGCCAAGCTCTCCTGCTCCGAAGCTGGACAAGAAGCGCCTGCGTAAAAAGAAACCAGATAATGGTGCAGTGCGCGCGCCCGTGCCCTCGACTCCATCAAAGACACATCGAACCCGAGTGATGCCGGGCAAGAATGTGTGAGGCACAACAAGCTCGGGATATCTGTGGCCCCGAGCGATATGCAAAGTCACGAACCATGCAACGTCCAGTCTCAACGTCCCGACCTCGGAGGGGACGACGCATTCCAACTCCGATGGAAGGCCAGATCTCAACGGCCAAACAAGCGCCTCGACCAGCTGTTCCAAAAGGCAGGTCTGCTCCCAGCGGGCGCAACAACCGCAGAACTAAGCGTAACGGTGTGGGCTCGACCATTGCCCGCAGCCTCAACGCAGGAGTCGGAGGACTTGCCAACTACTTCCTCCCCGGCTCTGGTTCTCTCGTCTCAAAACTCGGCTCATCCATTCTCGATTCATTCGGTCTCGCTGAAAAGACCAGACTCCCCGAGGATTTTGGCGCACCAACCTCAACGGGTGGTGGCACTGTCATCCAAAGTGCGAATGCGCCGGTATCCTTTGCCAGAGGAGAGCAGACCATGACTTCGATTGAACACCTGGGATCTTCAGGTGGCGATGCGGTGTATCGTGTACGCGATTACATCGGAGAGGTGTACACTGGTGCGGCCCCCAATGTCCGCGCCTTGTTCCTTGGCGTGAACAAGCCCACAGGTGTGTACCCGCTCCTGAACCGCATTGCAGGCTCTTACGAGTTGTTCAAGCTCTTGGGTGCAAAGCTGCACTACGTCCACTACGCCCCGACCAGCGTCCAAGGTCGCGTCATTCTGTCTGCCGCCAATATCCCTTTCGATTACAATACGGCGGATGCGCAGGATTTCGTGACACTGGAGAATTCAACGGCTGGCTCGGTGTATGAGGACTTCGCTCTCGAGTGGATCCCCGACGACGTCATCAACTGGTATGGTGTCTACAAGGCCTATAACATAGGCGACCTGTCT